CCTGTAAATGTGCCCTCGAGGACATCATTCCCGTTACGTTCACCGAGCTTGGCAAACTTGATCCACTTGCCTGCTAAATCTATAATCATAGATTTGTACGTATAGACTCCGGGGGTAGTGAGTGCAGGCCCTTGATTTAGTAACCTGATAAGTCTAGCGGTTTCAGTCCTCCAGAATCCCTTTTCACTGACCGAGTTAGTATCATGCTCAAAGGTAATGGTCAGCGTGATTTCAGGGGATGCAGTTTGCACGAATGCGAAGTATAAGAATCCATCGGCGGTAAATTTGGGAACTAGTCCACTTGTATATTTCAAACTAGCTTGCAGTAAAGTGTTTGACTTGAGAGTAGTTCCCCAAGCATCACTATCATTGTCGATATACAGTTTAGTTTGCCCAAAGTTTATTTCGTCAACGTCAGGGATAGAGAGCGAAGAAGTAAATGTCGTATTAGCAACAGTTCGACCAAATAGATTTGAACTCATCATCCATTCTTTACCCTCATCACCCGATAACGTGAAGTCTGCGCCATGCATATAATTGGCAACTTCTGCCTGCTGATTATCACCGCCTTGGATACAGTAAGGCTTGACGGTATTGCCTGCTGTAGTTGGGAAAGTATAGTTATAGATCCATCCCGTACCGCCTCCACTGTCCGACGTAGCCGTAGCCGTCTTGACATTCATCTCAAGAACGTGAGGTAATTGTTCAAACGTTGCGGGAGTAGATTCAAGAGTGAGTTTGGCATTTAGCTGAGACGTATTAGTTCTATCCAATCCTGTAAGGATTCCAACATCTTCAGCAATATAATGCAAATCTCTTGCGTCCTCTATTGTTCCCGTCCCTCTCCAAATCGTAGTAGCTGCAATTGGATCGCCACTATCGGAGGCTGAATGTCTACCTAATTGTAGCTTTCGTAATCCTCTTATACCTGACATGTTGACTCCTTATAAACTCGTCAATATCTTTACACCACTCATAACGAAATGGAGTCCGGTAACGAGGACTCCGCCATAATCAGAACTCGGTATCCATGAATAATCTAATCCGTCAAAAGCATCAATCGTGTTATTGAAACGCTGTCCGGGATTTCCATCACTATCATAAGAAACCTGTCTGCCTAATTTCAAAGCAACGGTATCGATAAAAGGTTTCATCTTCGAAAATGTTCTGGCTATATCAATATCTTTGGTGAGAATATCGATTGCAATATTATGAAGTCCTCTCTTTGTTCCTGCTGGACTTCCAAAATTGAAATTGCCAGTAAATGGATACACCAAGCCAAACGTCGTATAACTCATCACTGATAGAGGGTTCAAGGGAACGTTATCAATACCCTGTACAGTTCTAAGCACAGTTACAAGATTGCTGATTACTCCCTCGGTAGGTTCATTAGCCAAATATCACCTTCTTGTAGCGAGATATAAGTAATTCAACATCCGGGTCAAGAGATGGAATTGATAAAGTCATTCGTCCTAGTGCTGTCATAGACTCACTTCCAAGTGGAGTAGCAAATCTCTTGAACAATCGTTCTGACTGTAACAAAGTAGCTTGAACAATAGGTTTGGGCACAGCAGTAGGCCAACCCCATTTAGCTGTAACCTTGATTCCTTTTTTCACCTTGGCGGGGAATAGGAATTGACCATTAGAAGATACTTCAATCTTTTGGAATGGGACTCCATCTGTTTCCGCGTTATATGGCTCTAGGACAAAATCCGTAGCAGCCCAAGTATCGTCGTAATCAAGGTCTCCATCCGGGTCTGTAACGATTGCCACGTCTGAAGATGGACTCGCAATGTCATCAGTGAATAGAAAAGTTCCGTTAGACGCTGTGTAATATCTTGCCGTTGCATCACTATCAAACCAGAATCTCCGATTACATTCATCGTCAATCCTGCGGGATACTGCCTCTATAACTCCCTCCAGCATGACATTGCTATCAGAGTCGCTATCGTTGATAGCAAGTCTGTTAGTGTGTTTCAATTCTGCTAGAGTACAGTATCCGTTAGTGATGGTCATCTCTTAGCTTTCTTCCTGGTAACTTTCTTTACTTTTCCATCTTCTTCAATGTCAAGGACTTCAACGGTATCTTCTTCAACTTCAGGAACAGTAGACTCGGCTACGATAGTTCCATAGATTCCAACCTTCTCATCTTTGCCAGAGGGAGGCGTATATTGTCTACCGTGAAATCCTCCGTCTTTATCGAAGTTATACAAATACATTTCGACAGTAGTTTGATCGGAGAACATGATAAATACCTTCTTCTTCTCCTCTTCCGTCAACTCGCTATACTTTTTCAACATCTTGAGACTCCTTTTCTAGTGGATAGGGAACTCCCATAAGTACCGCTAAAGCTTTCTCTCCTCCCGCTGCCATAATCAACTCATCACACTCTTTCATATATCGCTCATTCTCCTGATAGCGTCCTGCCATCATGCCATACTGAAAGGTAGCATCCTGAGCCTGATTGAGTGCTGCCATGAATTCTTTCATTAGCCTATTAGCATCGCTCTGGCTAGTGGTTTTCTGAAGTGCTACCAATAATGCTTGACCTCTACCTTTAGCTTCAAAGGCTTTAGCTTTGGCCTCTTCGGTGATTACAGTCAAACTCCTTAAGCTCATCTCGAATTCTTGACGCTGGATCATGACTTCTCCTGTATATCCATAATCTTTATCATTCATTAGTAAGGGACTGTGCAAAACAACTTCAATACCTCTGCCCGTCGCCACTCCAAGCCAAAAGAATACTCCGGGACGTTGCCTCACATACTCAGTATCAGATGTCATTTCGATTCCAGCTATCTCTATCTTTTTCTTGTCCATGTAAATAGCTAGGGCGATAGCATAAGAAGTAGATGACGTGAAATGTTTTACCTGTTCTATATTTCCAGATACGTCACGGTATAAATGTGGTAATAATTCCTTGATGATTTCTTCCTTGGGATATTTCACACTGGAGGGGACATCATCATAATGATCTTGCATATAAATAGGATATTCATGCGGACGTTGTAGCCAGTCATAGTGACTGTTGGAAAATGTTCCATCGCCAAGTTTCTGCTGCCTGCCATGATTTAAATTGCTGTGATTTCTCCAAATGGGAGTAGCGTGGATTTGGATAAGTAAATCAACGCGCTTGGCCCAATAGTTAGGACGGTCATCCCGCAAAGAACCAATCTCATTCCATGCCCAATACTCGCAATCATCTCGATCCCAATCAATAAGATGGCGTGTAAATGTGTTAGTCCCAAACAGGATGACCGTATCACTCATGTTTCTAAATTTCCTTATGCGTCGCGCTTGACGGCAAAGATAGCCGCAACAGTTGCCCAATCCGTACCGCCAACAAGAGTTCGATAACCTCGTACATATTGTTTCTTGGTGTAGAAGTGCAAACTCTGAAGAGTATTAGTGTCACTGTCTCCAATTGTGGTGAAAGCTGCTCCGCTGATGTCTGAGAAGTCGGAGTCAACAGTGGTATTACTCTCCTGCAATTTGTATGCTAGAGTGCCACTGTCAGAAGCGACGGTCTCCAAAGCTCCCATGATCGCTTTCATCTCGCGTTTGCCAGGATTGACAAAGTATTTTTGCAGATTGACTTCTGCGCCTGCGCCAGTTGCTGTCACTACGCCGTTATCCAGTTGAATTGTTGCAATAGCTCGCATGTACATTTCGTAACTCTCTTTCTTTTGTTCAACCTATTCTTACGAATAGTCGAGTTCTTTTTGTATCCTATTTCCGTTATGCAGTAGGCACAAGGAATTTCATCTTCCAGTACTCTACAAGTTGCCCACCTGTGCGCATGCGCATGTAGATGAGTACCTGGTCACGTGCCTGATAGACCCAAGGGTTGACTTCAACACTGAAGCCTACACGGTCAACGATCCAATAAGCAGACATGTCACCAAGAGTCATAACTGGAGTCTGTGAGGTTACGCCGGTGGCAACGCTATCCATAAATTGATTCTTCTTGACAGGATAGCCAAGCAAGGATGCTTGATAGCCATTAGCATAATTCGGCCAACTCTCTCCAAGTGACCATTGCGGGAGCGTAGCCGTACCGGCATTGAGTCCGCGAAGGATGGAATAAGTTTGCTTCTGTGCATACCAAGCTGCGCCCGCTTCATACTGAGGAGGCAATACTGCTTCGGTCCCGATTACGCCAGTGTTTGTAGCTCCTGCATTACCCCAGGCTAACACGCCAGATGTACCGGAGAAGATTTCTCCACCAGTGTATGTAGTCCCGTTGATGGTGGATGTTGATCCATTGGCGATAGATGCAGCAGGATGGACAGTGAAGCCGAATGGTTTACTTACACCGTTACCACTCGTATAAGTATCCTCCTGAGTGAGAGCATAACTTTCTGCGCCAAGCTTGGTGATATACCCGAGCAGGTCAAAAGAGTTATCTTCAACTTGTTCACGCTGTACGATAATGTTAGCTGTGAGCAGGAATACAGGGATCCGCACTTGTCCCGCAATGGGATTAGTCGCCTCAGCCGGGTCTGATGTCTGTGCGCCCGAGCCTTGCCACGTTGCACGAAGGCCAGAAGTGTACTTGTCATCAGTCGTGTAAACCGCCTGAGGGAAAGTTACGTGGTCTGTCCCTGTAGTCATCACAGTAGCATTAGGACGCACGGATACCATCGTCGCCATACGCTGAATGAGATTAGCTCTGAAGTCGGGAGGAATCCATGCCTCGCCAGCCGTGAAACTGCCTTCATTCAAAATCTTCATGGCATTTCCCTTGATTTGAGAACGCCAATCATGAGCCGTTTTGAAGTTGGCTTGCGCGCGAAGCTTCTGTACAAAGAAATCCGTATAAGCTCCACTCTTGAGAGCCTTCAGATTTCTTTCGCCTTCTTCGCTATGAAACCCAGGCAAGACCATCATCTCACCGGTTTTTGGATCGGCTGTGAGTCCTTTGATCTCGCCCTCTTCGGTCAAGGCGAGGCGGTCGAACGTAGCAGGAACAACAGCGGTCCCATCAGATTCCTTTGACCATTTCTTCATGTCGTCAAAGGCTTTGGTTGCATCAATATTCTTTGCAATCTCTTTAGCCTGTTCATTCAGAGACTTGAATTCTTCCATCTCTTCCGGGGTAGCAGTTCTATCATTCACCTTGGGATAAAGCAGGTCGGCCTTATCCATGACAGACTTAAGAGACTCTTGTAGTTTCGTAGCCATAGTTAGTCTCCTATTTGATATTTGATTTTGAAATAATCCAATATCGCCTTACCTGCTTCCCAATCCTGTTTAGGATTCTCCGGTATAGCAATTCCTAGCGATTTCAAAAATTCAGGGGTGAACTCTTTCATTCTTGGTTCGCAAGGCGCGGCGGTTAGAGAACCACCAAACCACGGCCATGATTTCAGCCAGGTTGCCTTACCCTGTTTTACACGTTGTACATATTGAGGTGCGCTATCTGAGGAGTAGCCTAGTCGCTTCTCTTCGATGAATTGGTCAATGTATTTTCGGTATTTCTTGTCAGTCTCAATTACAGACTCCGCCCATCGTGCTACATCATCGTCATAAAATTTTACAGTCTTACCGATAACCGGATTAGATTCAAAGGACGCAAAACGATCATCCTGCCCATGCTCCCATGTTAGAAATCGTTGCGCATCTTTTAGAGCGGTATCCCAAAAATCAGACTCTCTCGTAAAGAATTCAGCTTCTAAATCCGTCTTCTTCATATCACCCCAGATAAAAACAGGATGAGCAATGATATTCTTTCCCACATACTTTACAGCTAATTTGTTTTCAGGAATATCAATACCCAATGATTTGACATAGGATAAATTCAATCTATCGTCTGTAGTATTGACTTCAGCGGGAACTTTGCTTGATTTTCCTTCGTAAGAATCCCCCTGTTTTGCAGCATTCACCATATCGGCTATTTCACCATTGATAAATTCCATCAATCCGCGCATGATATTAGCCAGGGAGTTCATGTCGTCTGGCTCGTGTACTTCATTCATGCACAACATACAAACATAGGATAAAACCTGACAAGCGTCGTGACAGTCCCATGCTTCTTGACGGGCATAATCAGCACCATCTATCCCCATCATTTTCGTGACACCAACAAAAGATATAGACTTGTCCTCTCCTAATTCTGATAAAGCATTTTCCATAATACCCATAAGCTTCATTTGACTGGATTCGCTTGTTGGAACTTTCCCATCTATATGTCCCTTATGAAGTGAGATAGCCTTTTTCAATAATGCTCTTGCTTCCGAGATAGATTTATTCATTTCTTACTCCAGACAACAAAAAACGGGCGACAAAGACTCTCTTTCGAGGAATCGTTGTCACCCGTTAGGGTATCCGACAAGACTATTATATTATTTGAAGTGCAAGCGGTAACGTAGTCCCGTACCAGCCAGCGACAGTTATCTGAGGCACTTACACTTCAATTCTTGGCATTGTAACCCCTATTCCAAGAAACTGTCAACCAATCAGTAACAAGATAGTCCAGATTATCAACAAGATAAATGGTACATTTGGACCAAAGGCTACTCCCAAGAGTATAGCAAATGCCCAACCTAGACACAACGTTGCTATTGTTCCTTTATTGATACTCATGTTATTCTCCTTTCATAAACCTATAAACCAGCACCACCACTATACATAAATAATTCCTGCTCATCCCAAGCTGCTAATACAGCGCGCTTGAAATCAGGGACTATTTTACCAGACTGATTGACTACCCATCTATTGATTACAGGCCATCCACGAGTCCGATGACCAATGATCTGATAGGAAGGATGTAATACAAATTTCCACCAGGGTAAAGTATTGGCATATTCCACCCAGAATGAAGATTCGTTGATCGTAAAATTACCTGACATCGCTAATCCCATTGTGCGAGAATAAGGTAAATCTACATTGGCAAAGACGAATCGCCGTTGTCCATCACTGCTCCATACAAAAGGACTGCCGTTTACATTAGCAGGATACATTTCCGTTTTATGACTATTAAGATAACTTGCTCCCGTCTCCAGTCCACGCTTGAGGGCATAAGGACCATACTTTTTGAACTTATCCCTAAGCTTGGTAATCTTGGCGGTGTCTACGTCAACAGCAATCATTATATATAATCCAAAATCTCCAGACGTTCGGGAGGGATTTCGATTTCTTTCTTCAACTTCTTGTATTCCTTCCAAGTGTATTTTCCACAAACACACCTATCATCATCAGGGAAATCTTGCTGAGATGGAGTAGCCATATAAATAAAAACATGCTCATCGTTATTACAAGTGTAATCATTCATATCGTAAATTCATTTCCATCGTCATCGTAAAGACGATGTTCACAATGATAACCACCACAGGCATAATTGCGAGACGGCGGTACTAATCCATGATTTCGCCACCAAGATGCCCTGTGCCGTTGTCCTTTCAATCGTGTACAATCAGTACAAGATTCTTTCCCGTCTGGCCCATCAAGGGTTAGCATGATGCTTTTAGGTCCAGCAATTGCACCAGCAATCTTAGCGCCATTGTATAAAGCGTCCAGGGAATTAGCATATCCATCAGCGTGTAGAAATGCTTCATGAATAATATCAACATCCTCTTCCTTGCGTAATTCTTTTAGTGTCAGGAACAGAGAGTCTACATAACCAAATTGAGCGTCTAATTCCGCTCTCACCCAAGCTGAGGTATCTTCGTCCAGTGGCAATATCCCGCCTCCATCCTCGTAACCAGTATCAGATGCCTCGATATAAGCCTTGGAAATTGCTGTTGACATTGGCCTGCTATATGTTCCTACTTGTGCATTACTACTCAGGAAATCATATACCGCATCATACACCGCTGCCCATAGTTCTTGACGGATGGAGTTATATTCTCCTGTTTGCTTGATCTCCTTTCTCGATAACGCCAACACATGAGACGGAATAGATTGTCCTCTGTCACGAAGATATTTTATAGCAGTTTGGATAGCAGGATAAGTCACGGATAGAGCGTCCTGCCCGCGCCGCTGTTATAGAGATAATCGCGCTGCTCCTGGGTCAAAATATCGCCATAGATACCCAACTCATCCATATACACATCGTCGTCAGCCGTGAACTCTAAAGCACCGATTTCAAATTCGCTGGCGTTTGGCGTGATCGTGAATACCTCTGATGTTGTAAAGCTGCCATTGTCCAATGCGATCCCTACCTGCGCGGCGAGCGAATTGTAGTAGCATTCCAGGAAGTGCCATTCATTGTTTGGGGTAAATGCTTTGGTTACGCCACCAGAACCAAAACGAAATTGCAGCAGGTCCGTAACTGATGAATAATCAATAACATATTCCGTTGATCCTACTGCCTTACTAACGAAATAGACTGACGCATCATTTGCGAACTTAAACCAGAACGCAAAATACCTTGTAGCGGACAGCGTCAGGTCGGTGTCATTTGGAACACTCATAAAACCATTGCCTGCCGTTGTGCAAAGTAACGCGTTTCCAATTTTTCCCTCAACAAAACCAGCGTCATTTTGTAAAGTCCCATTATTTCCCCTGCCAGTATTGTCTGTTACACTGGATAAATTCCAATACGCAGTGGCAGCAGCCCGCAACGCATCGCCAATTGGATCGCCTGCTGCCGGAGCTACTCCAGAATTCATAGCAACTTGGAACTTGTTACGTCTACGATAGTTATTCATACTACGCCTTCAGCCAGCAGAATTTATTTCCAGCCGTATCAGTCGTGAACCATAGTTCATTTAGATTCTGGACTTGTACGGGAATGCTTTCACCTGCCGCTAACTCATATCCATCCGAATCCCCTCCACTATCAAAGCTAAATCTAACATTACCGGTATTCCCACTTCTGGCTTTTAGATAAAATCCATTTGTAGATGTTTTATTAGGTCCTTGGTTGGGTTGGTCTGAATCCACTGTAATATTTCCAACGTCGTCACTCGTCCCACCTGCGAAAGGGCTGATGGCAATACTATAGTGCTTGTCATAAGCTGCGGGGTCTGAATATGTAGGCATGTTTACTCCTTTATGTGTCCATTGTTTTTGATAAGAGTTACTACTTCTAACAAACCTTTTAGTACCATTTCTGCATCCGGGTCAGGAACATTGAACTCACTTAACAATTGTCTCTGTCGTCTCTCCGATAGATAAAGGAACTCATACTCAGGAATATCCTTGGATTTATTCTCCTTCAATCTACGCTTGGCAAAAGCTCTAAATTTCTTTTCCTCTTCTGCTTCGTCGTCAGTTACTTTTACCAAGCTCTGACCTGTTACTTCAACATCTGTTTTTGTACCCTCAGCTGTATTCGGCTTGTCCAAATCATCCTTGGTACTCATGGAGGTTTGAGTCATAGCCGTTTGGTAATATTCCATCCCTAAAACCCCACCACTGTCAACAAGGATGGGCAAGCCCATTTCTGTAAGTGCATCATTTCTGACAATGATTCTGGATTTATATGCTTCAACAGCACGATTCCATTGATTAGTCCTATCCTCTTGCAATGCTTTTACGTTCTTGGTATCAAACCTAAGCACATGATTTATATCAGTGTCAAAATGTTGTAACAAATCTTTCGTATATCTCATCTCCAAGAATTTCCATTGACTTGTTACGTACTCTTCATACCAAGCTTTCCGAGCCTGTTCATAATTTGAATATGTCGCTCTATCCATTCCACTCTTAGCCGATACTAAAATAGGCGGTACGGAATACCCCATGCAGATACGAGTCTCAGAACGAGCGTCTACTTCTGGGAATACCATTTCACGAAATGTCTGTCCAGTGGATTGGTACTTCAATCCCTTTCCAGTTACAACAATATCACCAGCATTATTGACTCCGCCGTGAGTCTCTCTAAATCTTTCCTTGGCAAATCTGGCATCCGCTTCGTTGATAACTTGATCGGTGGATAATAGTCCACTAACAAAAGCTCCATTCTTTATGAACGTCTGAAGCATCGTAGTCATATCATTATCCACTTTGATAATATCAGCCATAACCGCCGTGGGAGATAATGGTTTGAGCCCAAAATAGTTAGGATCAAAATACATCATCAAAACTATTTTGTATCTGGGAATATCATAAGCAGGTAAACCAGTGTAAGGTAAATAGTGAATAGCCCTAAGTAACTTTCCCTGTCCTCGCTCAAAGGATGCGTATTGCGGCATGATCGGCCAGATTGATTTCAAACTTCCATCGTTAGCAGTATCTTTCTCCCATGCCATAAATCCAGCAATGTCCAAATACATTTGATTTGCACTATGAAAGTCAGCCTCAGAAACATCAGGACATGGTTGCTCCATAAATCTAAAATATTCTTCGTTATCGCCGTCGTCTATAAATTCTTCCTCTAACTTGTCCCATATTCTCAAAGGAGCTTCACTAATAGTTTTCATTTTCAAACTAATGCAAGCATAAGCTACCTCATTGGTACGATAACCAAGTTGCGATAGACTCCACGCTGTAGGAATTTGATATTGTGGAGCCGTTACCTCCCACGTAGGAAAGTACTGAGTATAAGCCTCGCCAGGACGTAAACCGATTTGATTGTTATTTATTTCCTGCTGTGCTATTTGTGTTTGTTGAGATTGAAGTAGTTCTTGAAGATATGCCATATCGAGCGCCTCTCTTGTTCCAAATAACGGTTCTCTAAATCAATAATAGCTATATCAATAAATCTTACCACTGCTCCATGTCCAATTAGTCTAGCCACCTGACTTGCTTTATCCCAGTTGGTATCGGCAAATACATCTTTTCCCTTTAGCCATCCTTCACCGGGAATCCAGATGCCGTATATTTTATTGTCTTCTAAATTTAGGGTGTAAGTTTCAGCCATGAATATTTCTCCATATCTCCTAAAATATCTGCATCTTACTTGCCAGTATTGTCCATTTAGCAATTGCCAGTCCAATCACAGTATCATCATGGCCCTCGCCATCAGCCGCTAATCGCCAAATTCCGCTAGGTAATTGTTTACTCACAAACGTTTGCATCTCATGGCGTTGTACCGGATAATCCTGCAACTTCCATCCATGAGTATGAATAGCTTCATAGAGTCCTGAGCATATATCGGCTTTACTTTCGTTTGTGGTGTCAAAGGGAATTACATTCATTGTTTTCTGTAACTCTTCGATATTCACCGAGCCAATAGAATTACTCTCTGCTCCCATTGATTTGACATGCCATTTATCATACATCTGCTTGATGCGATTCCTCTGTTCTCCCCAGGATAATTTATTAATGTGCAATAAATCAACCTGTTGTTTCGTAGTCGCATCTAAAACAGGCATAGCAGTAAAATCACTGGACTGACCAAAGTCTAAGCCAGCATAATATTCGTGACTTTCGTTATACTCAGTATCCATTGGCGCTGTGAAAACTCCAGTCATATCACCAAAGTAACTTGTGCCACTGGTGAGAAAACAGGTTATCGGGTCTTCTGGATATTCCTGTTTGAATAATCCTTTTAGTTCTACTTGTTTATTCCGTCTCCATTTTATTTGATCTGGCATCAAACCATGTTTCTGTGCTAGCTCCCTTTCTTCTTCAGTAAACTTCATTTCCTCATTTTCAGTCAGTGGCAAACGATAAGCATCATCCCACCACCACGGGTAGAAGTGAAGCCTCCATACTCCATTTTTAGATAACGCTTCCATGCATAGCTCATAAAAATATCCTTGTGCGCCATTGGGGGTAGACTCTAAAATGACATCTGGATTACCTCCTTGCATAGCACCAGCTATGATCGATTCGGCATCCGGCCAGAACGCCACTTCACTACCATGTAAATCAGTATAAGTATCTCCACGTCCCACAGTAATGTTGCCAGCTGTAGCAATTGTGCAAGATGATTCAAACTCTGGATAAGTTGTGAGTGAGGCATTGGCGTATTTCCTTTCAGGTTGAATATCACCAAATCGGCAATTGTCAAAGAATCTATCGGCCATCAATCTTAGCTTGGCTGTGGTATCACCATCATGAGCAAGTGTGATTGACGTAGCAGTTTTGGTAACAGCTCTGCGAAATAACTCACCCTGGGTATAACTTGAAAATCCCAACTGTCTAGCCTTGAGTATCAAATCACGTCCAGTACGTTTGGAATGAAAATCCCTTTGCGCCTTATTCCAACGAAAGGGAACTAGATTCTTATCCTTATCCAATATCTTCAAAAAATATCGAGCGAAGGATTCGGAATTATTGACTAT